TTCAGAAAAAGAACGAGATACAACGTATTCTCCTGCTGCATTTTTAACAGCGGATACGTCCGTGACTACTGGCCGTGCTTGTTTTTGTTTTTTCTTTTTACCCATTAGTTACTCCATTCATCGCTTCGTGTTCTGGCTTCTAGTAAGCCTCCTGCGTTAGGTATATTGTAAAGTAATCCGTATTTAGTCTCTCCCCACGTAGCCTTAGCTAGAACTTCAGCATCTGCGTCAACTGTGTCGAGAGCAGACTGTATAACGTGGCTTCCTATTAATAATCTGCCGTAGCCTACAAATACTGGGCCGCCTTCTCTTATTGTGTTTACTGGCCCGTTAAATATATAAGACGCAGACCCTCCAGTTTCTATTTCTCTAAAGTCTCCAAATTCCGGCATAGGAGTGAGTAGGTTTGTTACCCCTGCGGCAACTAATCCTATACCTCCTAATATCAAAGCTGCTTGTACGCCGGTGCCAGCTCCCATCAATAATGGAGTAGAAATCCACCCCATACCCATAGCTATTAAAGCTACCCCTACAATTATAGTTACAATAGACATGATATCATCAGACCCTTCTATTACTGGTACTATGTCTACGCTTTTTAAATTATCTTTTTTTATAGCTAGCTCTGAGTTATTTAAATCTTCTATTGAATTTGGGTCTTTACCCTCTTCTATTAGAAAGTCTTTTTCGTTAATTAAGACTCGATACTTTATGTTCTTTTTGTCATTTTCCATGAGGTTTTGATAAAGCTTATGAGTGTTGCACTCAATTGCGCGAATTGCTTCGCCAACACTTTTGACTGCCAGCTTCCATTCGGATCTGCCAAGCTGATCAGCCAGAACTCCATGAATTTTAACATTAACTAAATTGCTCATGACGATATATTTTTATCATTTTATTTTTTAAGACACGGCCCAAAGGCTCTATGCAAAGATATTTGTTTCTAGGGTGATGCATTATTTCCCCGTCGCCTAAATAGACCGCTACGTGGTTTGCTCCTGCTCCTTTTATAAACTCAAAAACTAAAACGTCGTGTTTTTTAATTTGTGAGCTGGGGTCAAGTTCAAATATTGGCAAATCAGGATCATTATAATTCAATTTAAATAAATCTTGAATTAAGTTAGGATTTTTTTTGTGCCAGTCGTTGCCTAAATTATTATAACCATGAAGCTTTATTCCTAGATCTGAATAGTACTCTTTTACAAAAGTATAACAATCATTTTCGCCTATTTTAAAAATTCGATCGTATAAAAAAGTTTTGCTTCTTTCTGGGTCGAAGGTCGAAAAAGAATCTTTGCCTTGGCAATAAAGAACAAAAGGTACTTTATGCGCTCTACTATGTAAAATATCATTAGGAGAGAATTTATCATTGTTAGAAATATGAGAATGATACACTCCTTTAATACTCCCTCTTATCGAAGCCCTTAAATAATCTTTTGCCGAAATAGAAAAGTGTTTATCTGGTTTTTCTGATACGTTCCTGCAGGTTTGTATACCGAGTCCTTCGGTCGATTTTAGCAATAAGCCGCAGCACTCTCTTGGGCTTTCTTCAAGAGCGTGTTGTTTTATTGAGGATTTTATTTGTTCGTTTAAGATCATCCTTGTCTTGCTACTTTTCGGGCCGCAGGGAACCCTCCGAACGGAAGCTCTCCTTTTTTTATAGAGCATCCGCGGTCATCTACTGCACCTTTAGATGCGCCCCATCTTAGCCTGCATCCTGTTAAGGATTTTGAGCATTCATCTGCTATCCAGTAATCTGCATTAGGGGGCACTGATACGCTACCTTTTAATTCTTCTGTTATATCTTTTTTACAGGCAAAATAATATTTAATACTGTCTTTATCTTTGTCTATTATGTAGACTACGTCTCCTACTGAATACGTTTCGTTAGGATGCCACAAACCTATTTCATTCAGTCTACCTCCTGCAAAAGGGGCTATTAACTCATCTTTATCATTCGCTACAGCAGGCGCTTTGTTAGGTAATCCATACCCTGTTGAATTACCTAGTTTAGTTATTTCTGCCTTTTTAAGTATTGGAGGAAATTTATCATCAGTATAGTTTTTATTTTTTTCTTCTTTGTCGGCGTGTTGGTACCAGCAACCGATACCTCTGTATTGCCAAACGCACTTGTCTGAAACAATTACTCTTTTAGGAAGCTTAGTACCTTCAGTGTCCAAGACTGAAGAAAGCTGGTAAGTTATAGTATTTTTATTTTCAGTTTGTTTTCTTTCTATAAAATAAATATCTTCGGGTAGCTGCGCGTAAGGATCCGGTTCATATCCTTGAGGGAGTTGCTGCGCTTTTTCTGATAAGGTTGCCCTATATGCAAAATTAGCCCTGTCTAAGTATTTAGCAAAAGTTCTCCTTCTTGTTACTTTGCATCCGATAATGTCTCCAAATTGACGTATCTGGTGTTTTAAGAGTGCTAATTGATCAACTCCATCTTCTGATTGGCTGGCAATAGTAAGGCTGGGCTGAGGTAGGGTGCCTTTAGTTGTTGATTCAAATCCTTCTGCTGCGATGGGAGCCGGAAAATAAGTTTTACCCCTCCAGATAACAAAAGAATTTAGCACTTTCATATTGTTGTGAAAACGTAAAATTCCATCGTTTACGTTTGCACTAATACTTCCGGAGCTTCCTATCCCAACTTGTGTGGCTTGATCTTGCAAGTTTATACCGCTATTTTTTAGTAAGGGATTTAAGTCGATTTCGTACAAAGAAATCATATAAGAAGGATTTAAATTAGATAATTCAAAATTTAAAGACTTTATCGAAGACTTCGAACGAGTTTCATCGTTGTAGGGTATGCTCGGCATTTTAAGTGTTGGTTTCTATGAAGGTTGCTTTCATAGTATAGTTATCATGAAAGGTAAAATTTGAATTAAAATTAGAACAGTAGAACCTTTTATTGTAATTTGAATCCGCATAAATTGGCGGAAGGTGTTTGACGATAAAGCTTTCCACTCCTCTCCTAGTTTTTAAGAAATGTATGATAGCCCTAGCTTCGGCTTGGTTTCTCATATCGAAAGAAACGTCTAATTTTATAAAAGAATTAAACATTCCGTCAGGGCTTCTTTGCTCGTAGCCGTTGCCAAAAACGACAGTATTCGCTCTTGGTTGGTGATTTACATTTAGGTTGTAAGCTGGGGTCCACAAAAAATATGGCTTATTTTCCCCTTTGACGTCAATGTATCCGCCCCAGTGACCGGAAGAAGTAATTGGTGTACTAGTCGGTACATCTGTCAGGGCGTAGTAGTATTTTAGCTCTCTAGGAATTCCTGAGTCCCCGATATTTTGTCTAGTAAAAACTATATCGTTCTTCGAATAGCTCTTATTTGAATCGTGAAGTGGTACATTGTAGATACTGTTAGCCATTTTTTACCTTAAGCCTTTATTTATTATATTACACTTAAAAAAGAGTGTAAAATAAAGATAAGGTAATGTTAGGAAGAATAACAAGGGAGGCAGAAAGCCTTACGATAAATGGTAGCGGAATTCAAGGAATCCAGTCTATCTCGGCCAACTATGCTTCTACTGCTCAATTTTTGAATAATTTGGGAGTAAATGATGTAAAATATGCCCCCCAAGGCCCTCAGCAAGCCGTTATAGATGTAAATACAATGCTGACTCATACCTTGTCTCCGTCTGCTCCAACTTTGTCTACAGAGATGATGTATGGGTTCACGGGAGATTTTCCTTTTAGTGGGGTAGTTAATCACGGAAGTAAAAAATTTATTTTTACGGAGGGCTACATGCAGTCTTACTCTGTCAACTGCGCGATTGGTCAAATCCCCACTATTTCAACAAGTTCTGTTGTTTACGGGCAATTTGGAACTGGCGATCTAACTAATTTGCCAACTGACTCTTATCCGAGTCAACTTAACATTCCGAGCTATAGCTCTATGGAAATAAACTTAAATGAGTTCACTACAAACAGAGTTTTGAGTTTTAATATTGACGTAGCTACCCCTCGGATTCCTATTTACGCTGTAGGTTTAGACGTTCCGACGGGGGTGATAGCGGCTACCCCAGTTGAGGTAAATGTAAGCTTCGATATAGAGCCAGATGATTATGAAATTAAAAATATGAGATTTGTTCCAGAGGAGACCGTTTTTAGAGATACTACAATTACTTTGAAAAAAAACAATTCAGACATTACATTATTAACGTACTCTTTTGAAGACATGCTCTTAACATCTGAGTCTTTTCAAGGAGATTCAAATTCTAATGCAAGTATTAATTTTAACCTTAGATCTTTCATATTAAGGTAAAAATAGTGTAATAAACCACAAGGCTATGGCGGATTTAATTTTTTATGATAAGGCAGCGGTGAAAGTCACAGTTGGGAGCACTAGTGAAGTGCTTTTAGCTTCTGACTGTAGTGTTAGTTTTAGCTCCTCTGTTCAACCTCTATATTCAATTGGAAAAAAAGGGTCTTTAGGGCAATTTCCGTCAGCTGCAAGAGTAGGTGAGATCTCTTTTAGCTTTTTAACTTCTATGACTGGGATCCATGATAAACAGCCCGGGAATATTATCAATTATTTAGCTAGCGGAGTTAAAGGTTCTATAAATAGTAACGCTAGCGGCGCTCTAATACAGGTTGCTGGACTGAGTGGAACCGGCTTTTTAAATTCTTATAGTTTTAATATTGCTAGCAACTCTGTTTCGACCTCTAGCGCTTCATTTACATTATTTGGTAGCGGTACTACAGTGGGCGTTGGCACTCATCAAACTCTAAACCTTCCCGTAAGTGGCAGGTTGGCAAATAGTGATTTTGCGCCTGTTTCTGACAACGCTAGACTTGCAACCGGCATAGCTCACGGAAGATTTACCAACTTAAATGATTTTAGAACTGAATTAACAGGGCCTACTTCAAATGGGACAGTTTTCGGAGCTGATTATTCAATTTCTTTCAACCACAATCCTATTTACAAAGTTGGGCAAGAGTTTCCTACTTGCACCTACTATACAACTGCGGCAGAGCAAATGACTGTTACTGAAGATATTTTTAATTCTGGATTATCTTTTGACGGAACTGATGTTAATGGAAATGGGAACGTTAATTTGAACGTTAAGGGGTTAATAGATAACAACGCTAAAATGCAGATAGGAATGAGCGGCGTTAAACAAATTAACACCTCTGCTTCTGTGGGGCTTGATGATATTGTGAGAACTCAAAAGACTTTAGTCGCAGCTTATTAATGTGTTTTATACCGCAGACAACGCTAAATTACAGATCAATGGCAATGAAATATTAGCCTCAAATGCTTCTATTAACCTCAGCGCCAGCCTTCAGCCTAATTATACTATAGTAGACAGAAGTACGGTAAATTACGTGCCGTCTAACGGTATAGGTGGAAAATTAGACTTTTCATACTACATAACTGGGCGAGATTATTTTGTTAAATCTTTTATTACCGGACAAGGCGAAATACCTATATCAACAAGTCAGGTGATTAGCGGTAATTTTGGGGGTCTTTTTTTTGACAGTGGGTATCTCAATTCATACTCTGTAAATTTTTCTCCGAATGCTCCAGCGATAGCTACTGCGTCAATTTCTTTTTTTGATGATCTTGAAGGCGAGTTCCATCCAACTACCGGAGCTGCTCC